CTCTGCGGGTGTAGTTCAATGGTAGAACACCAGCCTTCCAAGCTGGATACGTGGGTTCGATTCCCATCACCCGCTCCATACCTTCTGGGCGGGCAGCAAAATATTGTATGCGCGCCAATAGCTCAGTTGGATAGAGCAACTGCCTTCTAAGCAGTAGGCCGGGGGTTCGAATCCCTCTTGGCGTACCATTTCAGATCTATGGTGGGTATAGCTCAGTCGGGAGAGCACCGGATTGTGGTTCCGGGTGTCGAGGGTTCGAACCCCTTTACCCACCCCACGAAATCGGGGATTGGGAGTGATCCCGATCCCCGTTGTTTTTGCCCCGATATTGGGATGTAGTGTAATGGTAACACACCAGACTTTGACTCTGATATCGTGGGTTCGAATCCCGCCATCCCAGCCACGTCAGATGTTTTCTGCCGGTTTCGGCTTCCCGCAGGCGGAAAGCCTTCGCCTCTGAAAACATCTTCCTTCCTCAGCCGCGAATCGCTGCGCTGGATTCGCGTCTGATAGTTTGGGATAGCAGATAACTTTTTACACCGATATGCCCCAGTAGCTCAGTAGGCAGAGCACCTGCCTTTTAAGCAGGGTGTCCGGGGTTCGAATCCCCGCTGGAGCACCAAAAGGAAACCATTGAAATTTCGAGAAATCCTTGATTTTTCAATGGTTTCTTCGTTTTTCTTTTGGTGCGCTCCGGAACGTTTTGGGACGCAAACTGTTGTCAAAAGTGTTGTCAAAATTCATTCACAGATAAAGAAAATGGCGCTGCCTTAACTGGCAGCGCCATTGCTTTATTTATCTTCGTCCGTTTTGTCCTTCAGCTTTGCCAGGCAGTCCGTAAGGAACTTCGGCACCGGAGCGCCCAGCCTCGCCGCATTCTCTGTGATACTGCCCAACTCCGTCACAATATACCAGATAGCCACCAGCGGCAAAAATGCCGTTTTATATGTAAACGGCAGCTCAAATCCCAATCCGCCATAATTGATAATCGCCGACAGGGCCACATCCAGCAGCAGCGCCACCAGCATGGCCACGATACTGCCCAGCTTGTGCCACAGGCCGGCACGCGCCACCGCGCTGTCCCACGTGCCGGTCGACAGTGCGGCCCACGAGCCGGTCGCATAGTCCAGGATCATCGTAATCAGCCAGACGATCACGAGCCAGCCTGTCCACCCCCAGAAAGCCGTCATGCCGGCCAGCACGGCCGAGATGGCCGCTTTCAGTTCCATCGCTTTACTCGGTGCATTCATGCTTTTGCCTCCTTTGCATCCATCATCCGCTGACACACGATCATCGTGCGCAGCATATCCATTGATACGTTCAGCTTGCCGTGCGCATCGCCTTTCAGAGCGCCGCGCTCCACCAGCTTCTGCGTCTCCTCGCGCGCCCAGCCGGGCACGTCGTCGATTGTGGCATATCTGGGGCTGCGCGTGTCCGCGTACCGCTTGCCGATCACCATGCCGCGGATCATATCCCGCGACAGGTCAATGCATCCGTGCTCGTCACCCTGCAGCGCGCCCGCGTCCATCAGCGCGCGCACCGTGTCCTGCGCCCAATCGGGCACGTCCTCGATTTTGTTGTACCTCACCATGTCATCCTCGTCCTCCTCGTCTGTAGTAGTGTTTTTCGGCGTCAGCGTGGCCAGAAATGCCGTCCACTGCGCCGGGTCATCCACCCACGGCATGGGGCAGCGCTTGCCCGTCACGTCGTAGTGCCGCAGCACGTGGTCGGTGTCGATGCCATAGCGCTGCATGATCTCCCGCGCCAGCGCCGCGGCGTTGGCCACGGTCTCCGGCTTGATGTAGTAGCTGCCGTCGGCGCGCTTGCGGCTGCACATCTCAATGCCGATGCTGTTGCCGTTGCGGCACTCGGGGTGCCAGTACGCCCGCGCGCCGCAGTGCCACGCCGTGTCGCACTCGCGCACGGACTGCATCGCGCCGTGTTCGTCCACGAAATAGTGCGCGCTGGCCTGCAGGCCGCCCACGCGGTGGTAGTAGTCGCAGTTGTTTTTTGCCGTGTCGCCGTTGTTTGCCGTGTAGTGCATCACGATGTACCGCACCGGCTGCGTGCGCCCGGCGCGGTAATTGGCCATGTTGCAAGCAATAAATTCCATCTGTGCCTCCTTTTACGTGATCGGTTCGTTGATTGTAACGATAACTGCGGATGCGTCTGCGCAAATCAGACTCAACCGGAGGTAATGTTCGGCAGGCCCTGTTATAGTAACGACATTGTCAACGGTAGTAAATTCTAGGTTATTCCAGCTATATCCGTTGTGTATATACCCTGCGGATAAAAATGTCGCCGTTTCGCTATAACTTATGGCTATGCTTTTTCCGTCTTGCGAATCGGGCAGACTTGCGCCCTTAATGCGCAGCGTATCGCCGGGCATAAGATGGATGAGACTTGCTGCGTCCATATTTGCCCCGATTGCTGCCCAGCCTACCTGAGCTTTGTTCGTGCCGCTGCCAGCGCTCAGTCGCGTATCTGCTGAGATTCCGACGGTTTCAATGACATTTGTAATCACAGCCGCGCAGGTAATCACAATGTTGCCAGTAACTTTGGCGATTGTGATTGTGTTTCCGGATACTGCCGATGCGGAAATATCCGTACCGCCCATCGTAACAATAATTGTGCCAAGTTTTTTATATGTGCCGGTCGGAGAAAGCGTCGTGGAATAGGCTGCACCGTCCGCAACGGTATTAGCCACGTTTGAAGATGCGCAGTTGGTGAGATTGCGTGTAATGTTGTAAGTCACAGACGGAACAGAGGCCACCGCAGTGATTGTGACCGCCCCCGTCACCTTGGCGATGTTGATTGCGCCGCTTCCCGCCGAGTAAGCGGTGGCAGTAATGTCCACGCCGCCCATTTTGACCACCACAGATGCAAGCACCTTTCCGCTATCCGCAGTGATGGTTGCGGTGTACGCCTCGCCGTAATCCGCCTGAGACGTGGTATTACTAAGCGTGCATCCTGTGAGACTTTTGGCGATCGTCTGATACCAGTGCAGCGTCTCGGGCGTTCCGGCGGTCATAACCGCACGGTAAGCGTTGATATCAGCCATCGACATTCCGCACGTTCCCACGGCAAAATGCACGCACTTATCACGGAACGTGTTCCCGGAAACGGCGTTGATCGCATTGATAAGCCTCTTCCACTCTGGCTCATTCCTTCGACGAGCAAGTGCGTCTGTCCCGGAGCCGGAATAAAAGGTAGTCAGCTCGTAGTCTTTGTCGATGTCGGATTGGCTCATGCCGAGCAGCCCCTCTAGCACACAGGCCAGCGTGCCTGTACGGTCCGCACCTGCGGTGCAGTGAAAATATACCGGCTCCCGGTGCGTTACGGCGTCGATCACGCAGCGAAGATAGAGCTGCCACGTTGCAACCGGCGTCAGCGCGTAGGACGCTGCCTTGTCAGCAATCGTAAACCACACATCGCTACCAAGGGGGGATTCTGTTGCGACATCACCGTCGGACGGGTCGCGCCCCTCTTTGCCTCTAAGGTCGATTTCATGCTGCACACCGAACTGGCCGACCAGTACCGCCCGATCTGCGGCAGAGATACGCCCGCCGCGAATCAGCAGACCATATTTCACCGCGCCGCCGTCGCAGGCCCATCCGCCAAGGTCGCGCACGTTCCACGCTTCTGCGGAGCCGTCCCGCGTGCGAATCCACCGCAGTGCATCCAGCGGTTTGAGCGTGCCCGCTTTCCCGCCAGAGGCAAATGGCGTGAGCACATTCGGTACTTCGTTGTAGTGCATCACCCCGCCAGCCGCCTGCCCAATGGGCTTGTAATTGCTGATAACAGCATCAGCGGGCGCATAGTTGGCAATCTGTGACGTGCTGTAATCGCTCGGGTCATAGGTCACGTTGGCAAGATAATTCCGTACCGCCTCCGGGCACTGATGCCACTCAACTGCTTCGCTTCCGGAGAGTGCTCGCACAGCAGCGCCCATCTCCGCGACTTTGTATTTCGTTGCAGTGCCATTTTTCTCGCGGATAGCATTTGCGATGTCCTGTAC